GAAAGAAGAGACGCCCTTGTGGCTCAAGCTGCAAAAGGAACGGGTGCCGATGCTGAAAAAATTGCTAGGCAAAATCTGGAAGTAACAACCGCCGAAAACCGTTTGAATGAGGCACAAACAAAACTTGACCGTGCGACAGATGCCCTTAACCGGGTCGAGGCCGATTCCCTCGCGGCTCTGACCAGTCCGGACCCCGAGTTCATCCCGGACAGCTCTCTTTTCGCGCGCTTCGCTCGGGCGAAAGATAGGGCGGTCTCTAAATGGGAAGCGGCTGGGGATGCAGTCCAAAAGGCTGAAAATAGGTTGGCAGAAGCCAGAGCAAAACTGGAAATCTCTTCCGGACAAGGTGTTGAATTTGAAGGGTCCCCTGTAAATGTATTAGACGAAATTTACGACAGCAGTGCCTTGGGTGTTAGAAATGTGGACGGAGTACCGGTGGGGCGCAGCGCCCAAGAACTTCAGAACATAATATCTATCCTTAAACGTGAGCAGTCTTTTGAACAGGGCCGTTCTGTTAGAAACCCGGCCAAGATTGCGGCTATAGGGTCTATGATAGACGACTTACAAAGAGCTATTCCAGAAAACTTTGAGTTCCTTGATACCACCTTATTGAATGCGGCACGTCGCATGACGGCAACCAAAAAGGCGCTCTTTGAAAAAGGTTCTACCGGACGACTCAGAGGGTTTAACACCAGGGCAGAGGCCAACGTAAGTATTGAGAATATTTCAGATAAATTAGTTCCTGTAAAAGGGCAGTCCACTAGTCTACGAGAACTGGAAGGTGCCCTTGGTGCCCGGTACGGAGCGATGACCGGGGAGAATACCCCATTCCGGCTCGTTACCGGGGACGATGGAGTCGTTCGCCCAGAGCTGGATCCTGACTTTAATTTGGAAAAGTATGCCGCCGCACCCCCGCCGCCTTTCGAGATGATTCAGGTGAATGGAGGACGCTCTCGTGGTTTAAGGGTTGCCGAAGGCACCCAACCAAATGAAGCTAACATAAGAGCCGTAAGAGAAACCTTATGGGACAGGTTCAAAGATTTTGGAGCAGGGGACAAGTTTGATTCCGCTGCTGCGGAAAGGTGGCTTTCAAACAACGCAGATGCGTTAGCGTGGCTTAGAAAAGCTACGGGGGAAGATACGGGATTTGAGAATTTAACAGCCGCAGAGGGGGTTGTTCAGTCCATAAAGGGTGGGACAGCCAAAAATCTTGATGATACCGTAAATACTCTCCGGGAAGCTGGTGCTTTCAACGACGAATTTACAGAAGCGGGATACCGCATGATGGTCAAGGAAAATGACCGCAGAGTAGCAAACATGAACTCTGCGGCAATATTCCTTGATAACCCGGATCCATTAAAAATGGGACCCGATTTCCTGAATGAGTATTTAAAAAACCCTCAGATCTTAGGCGAAACACTTAAAGTTCTTGACAACGGTCTGCTTCCAGACGGGAGCAACCCCGCCTTAGAAGGCTTCAAACGAGCCGTGTCAGAAGCCATAATCCAAAGAGGACTGACAGACGGAACCGGATCGGGAGGTACCGGAACCCGCGCAGCGCAGGACGCAAGAGAATTATCCGCAAGTCTGGGAAGAACTGTCACGGTTTGGGACCCCGCAGCCTTGTCCGGTATGGCAAACGACGCTCGATTTGGGCGCTTGCTTGGCGAACTTTACGGAGACAGTGGTGCGGAGACGTTCCGTCTATTTGCCGAAGGGGCACGTCTCCAATCCATTATTAGCGATTCCGCTACACCCGGAGTGCGGATGAAGGATCTTGTTTCTGACGAATGGGCCGGGAATTTAGGCCGTTGGGCTGGAGGATGGATTGCACAATACACACCGATCAGCTCTCTTGTCCTGACAGGAGTAGGCCGCAGATATAGTATGGCAGCGATATCCAATGTACGCGGAAACGCAATAGATTTGATACTTATTGATCTCCTGATGAACCCCAGATTAGCTGACGCCGAAATTACTAAGTATCCGGTACGACCTCCGAATGCCAACGATGACCCGGCAAGCAGAATAATTCTCTGGGCACAGAAAAGATTTATCGACGACAATGCAAGGCGTATTGAAAGAATAGGGCGCAGTCCTTCGATTCTTTATGAAATAGGTGATCCCTACAAATATGAAGGAAGCGCGGAAGAAACAGATCAGCAATCTTCTCTGGACCTGGCACCTCCCACTATGGCCTCCCGGATGCCGCCAAACCGTCCGCCTGTTTCCGAGTCCACGCTGAGCAGCGCAAATCCGCTTCAGTTCGCAGGAGCGTCCCCGCCCCCACAGCAGTTCGCGGCAGCGTCCCCGCCCAGCGGCGCACCAAACCGGGAGACCTTAGCGAACTTGGACCAGCTTGGGATACCTCTCTTCGCCAACAAGGGTGGCCTAATAAACTCAGGGTCCAAGGGCATCATGTCCATTGGCTGTAAGCCGCGCCAAATAGTTGCGTGAGCCACTACACCAGCCATTTCCGGGCCTCCTCCCCCAATATATGATCCGCCACCGAAATCTTATCGCGTAACGCGCCTACGATTTTCTGGTCTACCGTGTTGGGCGCAACCAGATCGATATACGTGACCTTGTTGGTCTGCCCTATGCGGTGCGCGCGGTCCTCCGACTGCAATCGCAGCTCCAGGTCATAGCTGTTGCTATAGTAGATGACGGTGGCTGCCGCCGTCAGCGTCAGCCCATAGCCGCCGGTTTTGGGGTGCCCCACGAGGAACCTTGAATCGGAGTGACAATCCTGGAATGTTTCCACGATATGCTGTCGCTCGTGACCCGGAGTTTCCCCGTGGAGCGTTGCAACCGCTTGTACGCTGAAGCGGTCGCGCAGGGCCTCGGCAATCGAGCGAATGTCGCGCGACCATGTCGCCCATATGATTGCCTTGCCCTGTATCTCGTCGCAGATGTCCAGAAGCTCGCCGAGCCGATTGGACGGCAGGTCGTGAACCTCTCCCTCGTCATCGGTCAGATGACCCAGGCAGATTTGCTGAAGCCGCAAGATCTGCGTCAACACATTCTTGGTCGTCGCAAATTCCCCGCTTTCGAGGCGCGCTAGTGCCAGCTCGGACATTTGTCCATATGCCGCCTTTTGCTCGTTCGTCAGCTCGACGCGACGCAGCATGTAGACCTTATCCGGGAGGTCCAGGCAGTCTTCTTTACGCACACGATAGGAATTAGCCTGGAGCTTCTGCGTCAGTTCGTCCAGTCTGCGGAACCCGACAATATGGTCGAACGAGTGCGAACCCAGCACGCGGCGCTCGACCACGGCGTAGCGACCACGAAAAGCGTAGAAGCTCCGGAAGCCAAGAATGCCGGGGTCCAGAAATTCCATTTGGCTGTACAGGTCCATCGGGCTCTTCGTCACAGGAGACCCGGTCAGGATTCGCTTCATCGTCGCGAGGTTGCCGATTCGACAGATCGCTTTCGTTCTCTTGGCGCGGCGGTTCTTGATGGTTGTGGATTCGTCTACCACCATCAACGTGCGGTGTTTGCCCACGAAGAACTCGGCGATTTCCACACCCTTTCGCGTGCTGAGCGCCTCGACGTTCATCAGCAGAACCTTGAGTTCGCTATTGGCACCCCGGCTAAGCTCCTGAAGCTCCTTCCGCTTAGCCTGAGTCAGGCTGGGATTCCAAATGACAATCCTCCGCTGGATGCTCGGAGATAAGTGCCTCTCGATTTCCCCCGGCCAGTTGGTGACCACGCTCTTCGGCGCGATAACGAAGAGCAGGTCGATACGCTTGTCCAGGAAATTGGAGGCGGCGGTGTCTATGACGACCTTGGTCTTGCCGGTCCCCATGTCCATGAGCAGGGCATAGCCGGGAAGCGCCACGCTTGCCTCGAACGCCTTGCGTTGGTGTGCATAGGGTTCAGAAAAAAATTGAAAAGCCACCAGATTTCCCTTGTCATCGAAGGATGAGTCCTATATATCTGCCGCTGGTGGTCATGTCAACCATCGATGCATGAACCGAGAAAAGGGTGAACGATGAATGACTTATTAGAAGAGATGGCGGGTGACCGGGGAGATGCCCCATCGGGAATCGACCAGCTCCAGGGCGGTGCCCTGGACAAAATTAGCCGCCTCGCCGGAGAGGTCACGGCGTTGGAGCAAGAGGTGGCGGATGCCGAGTCCGTGTTCAAGGCTAAACAGAAGCAACTGAGAACGATCACCGACGAGCGGCTCCCGGAAGCGCTGGAAGATGTCGGCATGGAAAAGGTTGTCATGCGCGACGGCAGCGAGATCGCGGTCAAGCAGTTCTACTCCGCGTCTATCCCCAAGGACAGTCGCGAGGAGGCTTTCGCGTGGCTCCGGGCCAACGGCTTCGGGGATCTAATCAAACTTACTCTCTCCGTGGTGTTGGATCGCGACGCGGCGGAGGAACAGGCGCGCGAGCTAAGAAGCGCGTGTCATGCGCTCGGGCTTTCGTTCAACCTCGGCGAGAAGGTGGAATCCGCCACCCTGCGCGGATGGCTCCGCGAACTCGTAGAGTCGGGCAGCACCGCGCCAGACTCCATCACATCCTTCATAGGCCGCAGGGCCGTCCTCAAGCGAAAAGGAAATTGACATGGCAAAGGCAGTAGCGAAGCGCAAGAAAACAGAAGTGGCCGTGCTGGACGCGGACGCCTTCGTCCAAGCGGCGGGCCAAGGTGTAACTGATCTGGGCGAGGGCGATCTCGCCATGCCCATGATTAAGTCCTTGCAAAAAGTCAGCCCCGAGCTAGACGACCACGCCGACGCCAAACCCGGCGACATCTACAACTCCGTAACCCAGGAGCGGGTCTCCGGCTCGGAGGGAATACGTGTCGTCAACTGCGCCTACTCGCTAACTTTCATTGAGTGGGAGCCTCGCGGCACGGGAAGTGGCGCTCCATTCGCCATCTACTCCGCTGGTGACAAGCTGCCCGCGACAGAGCGCGGGGAAGATAACAAGGACTACGTGGTTGACGGCGGTGGCCGTTATCTGGAAAGGACCGCGCAGCATTATATACTGGTGTTCGACGACGAGGGGATGACCCAACAGGCCCTCTTGCCCATGAAGTCCACGCAATTGAAAAAGAGCAGGCAGTGGAACTCGGCCATGAAGGCCACCAAGATGCAAGATTCGAGGGGTGCCCTCTTCGTGCCGCCAAGGTTCAGCCACATTTGGCGTCTAACCACGGCGCTAGAAGAGAACAAAAACGGCTCCTGGTACGGCTGGGCCGTGACAAAAGAAGGAGTCATCAAGGACCCGGCCCTGTACGCCGAAGCCCGGCAGTTCCACGAAAGCATCGTAGCGGGTCAAGTCAAGGTGCGGCATGTCCGCGAAGAGGACCGCACCGACGACGACGAAAACATACCGTTTTAACGGGGGGTGAGGGGAGGGCACTCCTCCCCTCAACCTGTTCCAGATGCCTGGCACAAGCACAGAACGATTCGCGCGCCTATTCCCGGGACTTAACCGGGCATATGGGGCCGTGGACTTAACTGGACGAGACCCCTCCGGCAAGCAAACCGGAAAGTATAAATTCGTCCACGAACCACGGACCACGGCTACGTTTACCGCGCACCTCGACGGTACATCGTCTATCGGCGTTGTCCCTATAGACGAGAAGAACGAGTGCCGGTGGGGGGCGCTCGACATCGACCGCTATCCCCTGGACCTCACCTCCCTCGTCGCGCGGCTCGACAAGCTGGCGCTACCGTTGGTGGTCTGCCGTAGCAAATCCGGGGGAGGACATCTATATCTCTTTCTCACCGCTGCCGTGCCAGCGGGAAAACTGCAAAATCGCCTGAAGGAAATAGCCTCGGAAATCGGCTACGGCGATTGCGAGATATTTCCAAAACAAATCAAACTGGTACTGGAGCGCGGCGATAACGGCAACTTTCTGAATCTGCCATATTTTGACGCCGAGAACGGCCTGCGATACGCCATAAAGAATGACGGCAGCGCCGCCACACTGGACGAGTTTCTCGACTACGCAGAATCCGCAGCCATCTCAGAGGACCAGCTCGACACCCTCCTCACGCAACCATCAACCGCCGTTGACGGCACGCTGCCGGACGGGCCACCGTGCCTTCAGGCACTGATCCGACAGGGGTTCCCCCAGGGCACGCGAAACAACGGCCTCTTCAACCTTGGCGTCTACCTCCGAAAGGCCTTCCCTGACGACTGGGAAACGCGCATCTTGGAGCACAATCAGACGATCATGGAGCCGCCCCTTGACCTTCCAGAGGTCAATGTCGTGGCCACTCAACTAAAAAAGAAGGACTACCAGTACAGGTGCGAGGACCAGCCGGTACGAGGCTACTGCAACAAGGACCAGTGCCGAGGCCGGAAGCACGGTGTCGGCGGCGGTGCCAACACCCCGACCGTAGCCAACTTGCGCAAGTATGGGCACGAGCCGCCGCTCTGGTTTTTGGACGTAAACGGCAGTCCCGTCGAATTAGACACCGAGGGCCTTCAGCGCCAGAATCGCTTTCAGTTGCTTTGCCTGGAGCAGATCAACTACATGCCGCGAACCATGACCCGGCAGGCCTGGGAATCTCTCATCAACGTGCTGCTGCGCACGATGCTAGATACTGAGGGTGCCTGCATCGCCGCCTCGGAGGATACGAGCCTTCGCGGCCAGTTCTATGATCTGCTGGAGGACTTCTCAACGCACATGCAGTCCGCCATAGACAAAGAGGAAATCCTGCTGCGCCGCCCGTGGACCGACGAGGAAACGGGCCGCACTTATTTCCGGCTCAAGGATTTCGAATCCTTCCTCAAGCGAAACAAATTTCTTGACTATCGATCAAATAGGATTGCGCAACGTCTCCGCGACATTGGCGGGGAATCTCAACGGTTCCGAATCAAGGGGAGAATTGTCCGCTGCTGGTCGATTCCCGCGTTCGCGAAGATTGACGGCGACGACTTCGAGACCCGCTTCCATGATGATGAGGTGCCTTTCTGATGAAACCGCATGACCCCACGCTTTGGCATGACCTGCTGCGGGAGCTTCGCAAAGAGGCGCGGCTCACTCAAAAGGAGTTGGCCCAATACACCGGGCTATCGCAGCGCACTATCGCCGACTACGAGAATCCCAAGAGAGGGCGGCAGCTCTCCATCAACAAGGTGGAGCGCATCGTCGATACCCTTGGCTATGACCTCGACATCATTCTGCGAGCCGACTGATGTTCAGGTATTTTGGCCCCCCGGGCACCGGCAAGACAACGCGGCTACTGAACCAAGTAGACGACCTACTACGCGGGGGGATGGCACCAAACGACATTGGCTACTTTGCGTTCACCCGGCGGGCCGCGCACGAAGCCCGCGACCGGGCAGCGGCGCGCTTTAATCTAGACCCCAAAAAGGATCTGCTCTATTTCCGCACCCTACACAGCTTGGCCTTCCAGGTCCTGGGGATGACCTCGGCGGACGTTCTGAATCCGGCGAACCTCAGAGAATTTGGTGCCGAAACTGGCATCGACCTGTCGAGCAGCGGCGCGGAGAACATTGCAGACGACGGCTTCATACTGCTGAAAAGCAATGACCCAATCATGCGCGCCATCGACCTCGCGCGAAACTCGCTGCGCGGAGAGCATTACGCTTACAACGCCATTGAGTTGGAGATGCCATACTACGAGTTCACTCACATCTATACCGAGTACCAGCGATTCAAGGAAATGCACGGCCTGAAAGACTTCACAGACATGATGGTGGCGTTGTCGAAGAAGCCGGAGCGGCTGCCATTTTTCCGGGTTGTTTTCCTGGACGAGGCGCAGGACTTAACGCCGCTACAGTGGACGGTCGCGCATCATCTAGGCGACCGCGCTGACCGCATGTTCGTAGCCGGTGACGACGACCAGGGGATTTACCGGTGGGCAGGTGCTGATATCAACCGCTTTATTTCACTCCCCGGCGGGTCTGACACACTGACGCAGTCCTACCGGATACCGAGAAAAGTCCACATGCTGGCAGAGACCGTCTCCTCGCACATTCGGCACCGGCAGAAAAAGCACTGGCTACCGCGCGCCGCCGAGGGGTCCGTGCACAAGATTTACGATCCGCATACTCTGGATTTTAATGGTGCCGAGTGGCTGATCTTGGCGCAAGCGAACTACATGCTAGACGAACTCTCGGAGCGCCTTGTTTCGACGGGCCAGTATTTCGAGCGACGGGGAACTGCCTCGCTCAAGGCCGACATACGCGGCGCGATCAGCTCCTGGACACATCTGCACGAAGATCCCGCACACGAGCTTTCGCACAAAGAGGCCGTGAACCTATTCAATCACATTTCCAGCGGGGAGAAGCTGGCGCGGGGGGCAAAGAAGCGGCTCTCCTCGGCGAACGAGCAAGACCTCTTCAGTTTGTCAACACTGCGCGAGCACTTTGGACTGAGAACCGAGGCCGAGGACTGGGACGTAGTCCTGGACCGAATTGGCGATGAGGACCGAGCCTACGCCACGGCTCTCCTCAATCGCGGCGTGAACCTGTTCGAGCCGCCCAAGATTAAGCTAAGCACAATACATGGAGCCAAGGGCGGAGAGGCCGATAACGTACTAGTCTATCTTGACCTATCAACACGCGCGCTCCAGGAAATGGAGCGGCACCCAGACGATGCTCAGCGCGTGCTATATGTTGCCATTACCCGCGCCAAGGAGAACCTTGTGCTCAAGATGCCCGACGACGCCCAACGAGGATGGGCGCTATGACCTCGCACCTTCACGCCGTGCCAGATTCCGTTTGGGGGCGGCACCGGACACCGGCAACGCGGGTCATCATCGAAAGCCCCTTCGCCGAGAACCCTAGCGCGCCCGACAGGGCGCATCTCGCCTACGCCAGAAGATGCCTCCGGGATTCCCTATTGCTTGCCGAGGCACCTTTCGCCCCGCACCTACTGTACCCCCAGGTACTGGATGACGATGCGCCGTTCCAGCGAGCGATTGGTCTACAACGCGCCTTCCGCTGGTACGGGGTCGCCGACCTATGCGCCGTTTACACCGACCTGGGGATCTCGGGCGGCATGAGGCAAGGCATTGAATACGCAACAAAAATTGGACTTCCAATCGAAGAAAGGAGCCTCAACGATGACCGCGAACCACGCTAAGAAGGCACTCCAAGAAGCGGGTCGCCTGATTGAAACGTCTCGCGCCAACAGCTACGGGAGCGTCGCCAAGAATCACGAGAACATCGCCAGATTGTGGGACGCCTATATGCATAACAAGCACCGCATCACTGCCGAGGACGTGGCGAACATGATGGAGCTGCTAAAGATTGCTAGGCGAAAGCTCGGGGTGCTGCACGAAGATAACTACATCGACGGGGCCGGATACGCCGCAGTGGCCCTGGAGTGCGCCCAGGCCGAGGCGGAAGAGGATGCTAGGAAAAGAAAGTGAAAACCAACTTGAAGCGACCAACATGGGGAGTGAAAACGGAATGGGCACCAGTCGAAGAGCTGCCAGAAACCCCGTCGAGCATAAAGGAGATCGCAATCGACTTGGAGACGCGCGATCCACGGCTCAAGACCCATGGGCCAGGATGGCCGACCGGGCATGGCGACGTGGTGGGGATCGCGATAGCATACGAAGGGTTCAAGGCCTACCTTCCTTTTGGCCACGAGGGAGGCGGCAACCTCGACAAAACCATCGTCCTACGATGGTTTAAGAGAGAGATAGCCAAGCACCCCGCCGACAAGATCTTTTACAATGCCAGTTACGACGTTGGCTGGCTGCGGCACCTTGGCATCAAGCTCTCCGGGAACTTAATAGACGCCATGCTGGCGACGCCGCTGCTCGACGAGAATCGGCGCAGTTACGCACTGAACGAGGTTGCTTACGATTATCTTGGCAAGATGAAGTCTGAAGCGGCGTTGCGGGAGGCGGCGCAGGAATTTGGCGTTGACCCCAAGGCCGAGCTGCACAAGCTCCCCGCGCTCTTCGTCGGTGAATACGCCGAGGCCGATGCCCAACTTACCCTTGAACTGTGGCACGTCCTAAAAGCGGCGCTGACCACCGAAGACCTATGGCCGATTTTCGAGCTTGAGCTTGAAGTGCTGCCGATCTGTATTGAAATGACCCTGCGCGGAATCCGCGTTGACCTCGACGCCGCCGAGCGGTTGAAGCAGGATTTCGCTAAACAAGTTCGTGGCATCGTCCGGGAGATCAGGAAGGAGACCGGAGTGCCGGTCGAGCTGTGGGCAGCGGCGTCCGTGGCGAAAGCCTTCGACAAAATCGGCATCAGCTACGGGCAGACCCCGACCGGGAAGCCTTCTTTCACAAAGAATTTCCTGTCGCAGCACGAGCACCCAATCGCGCAAAAAATCGCTCACGCCAGGGAGCTGGACAAAATTGGAAACACCTTCCTGGCAAGCATTTTCCGGCACGCCCACGCGGGCCGTATCCACGGCCACATTAACCAGTTGCGCGGCACCCGAGGTGGCACCGTCTCCGGGCGCATCTCCATGGCCAACCCGAATCTCCAGCAGATCCCGGCGCGCAATCCGGAGATGGCCAGGAAAATCCGAGGACTCTTCGTGCCAGAAGCCGGTGAGCAGTGGGCATCGATGGACTTCGACCAACAAGAACCGCGCATCCTCGTGCATTTTGCCAGCCTCACGAACCGTGGCCTAACGGGGTCCGACGCCTTCGTCCAGGCCTACCGCTCAGACCCTACAACCGATTTCCACCAGATGGTGGCCGACATCGCGGACATTCCACGCAAACAGGCCAAGACCATCAACCTCGGTATAATGTACGGCATGGGTCAGACGCGACTGGCGGAGACGCTCGACGTGTCTCCGGCCACGGCGAAAAAGCTGATGCAGCAATACCATCTCGACGTTCCCTTCGTGAAAGCCCTGATGGACACCGTGCAGAGGCGCGTATCAAACCCCCTCAAAGGTGGATTTGTACGCTCGCTCCTGGGGCGTAAATGCCGCTTCGATCTCTGGGAACCGAATCTTTTCGTCAGTGCCAAGCCGCTGGCTCGCGCCGAAGCCCTGGTGGACTACGGCGACAATATCAAACGCGCATACGTTTACAAGGCGCTAAACCGGTTGATCCAGGCCTCCGCTGCCGACCAGACGAAAGCCGCCATGGCCGCAATCTACCGCGAGCGGGGGGCCATCCCGCTGGTGCAGATTCACGATGAGCTGGCTTACTCTGTCCCGGAAGTGACCGTGGCCCGTGACCTCCGGAAAATCATGGAGGACGCGGTCGAGCTGGAGGTGCCTACACCAAGCACCATCGCCGCCGGGCCGAGCTGGGGTGCCTTGACCAAGGTGGAGGAATCCGATACCCTCCCAGAGCGCGAGAATGAGGAAGAGGAGAATGAAGAATGAACCCGAGAAAATGGAAATCGGTGGTGGTACCAATCAGCGTGTACCGCTACCTGCGCGAGAGAGCGCAGGTGAATCATCGAACGATTGGCGGCGAACTGACCCATTGGGTGGAAAAGATGCAGACCGAGACGGAGGAAGCTGCATGACGACCCCTGTCGTAACCATTGCTGCGTTCTACCTGATCGTGGCGCTGTTTGCCCTTGCTGCCTGACCGGCGGTTCCACGTAATCTACGCCGATCCACCGTGGTCCTTCCGCGCCTGGGGGCCGGGAGGCTATGGCCGCTCGCCTACGCGACATTATGACTGCATGACGCCAGCCGATATCTGCGCGCTGCCCATAGCGGACATTGCAGAGGCCGACTGCGCGCTGTTTTTGTGGGCTACCGATCCGATGCTGCCCGATGCCTTGCGCACGATGGAGAGCTGGGGCTTCCGGTACCGCACCGTGGCCTTCGTATGGGCGAAGCTAAATTCTCGCGCACCGGCCTCTGGCTTCAGCGCCGACGATTTTGCCATTGGCACCGGCTACTGGACCCGCGCAAATCCTGAAATGTGCCTGCTCGGCACGCGAGGAAAGCCGCAGCGGGTCTCCCGCGCCGTGCGCCGCCTGGTGATCGCCAACCGGCGGGAGCATTCGCGTAAACCCGACGCCGTCGCTGATGGTATCGTCGAGCTTATGGGCGACGTTTCCAGAATTGAGCTGTTCGCCCGAGAGAGCCGCGCTGGCTGGGAATCCTGGGGGGACCAAGCCGTGAAATTTGACACCCGCAAGCCGCTACCCTAAGGTGCTGATAGGGGCCCTATAGCGACACTTGATCTGCCGCTGGTGGTCATGTCACCAATGGGCTAGGCTAGGGCAGCCCTCCCTGCTGCGCAGTGCCGCCGGGTTCCTGCGCAGTTCGCTGCCCCCTCGCGGTCAGGCTGCCACGCAGCCTGACCGCCTTTGTATGAGCCGAAAGCCATGGCCAAATCCGATACAACCGTCTATGATAGACCCTCGCCGACCAA